CCATGGAGCCGCAGTGCTTGCTTCTGGCAGCGGCACAGTGTTGTTCACCCGCGGCGACGGATCCTACGTGTGATGCCATTCACGGACGCCGAAAGGACGGACATTCGTCGATTCTGTGGCTACCCTGCGTACGGGACGGCGAACTCGGGATTCCAGAATTGGCGATTCACCCAGGCCTCTGGCTTGCTGGAATTCCGGATGAATAACATGTCTGATGCAGAAGAGGCCATCGTGCGGCGCTACCTTGGCACGCTGACCGTGCTGGAGCTCGCCGTGCCACGGGCGGGCGACAATCTTGATACCGACCAGGCGTCCATATGGACACGCAATAGGGATGAGCTCCGCGACCGCACCAGGTTGTTCGATGACTGGCGGCGGCGACTCTGCGGCTTTTTTGGTGTTCCGCCAGGACCTGCGCTGACGGACAGCGGCATTGCCCTGGTCGTGTGAAATGGATCCTGACGCATTGCCGGATAGGATCTACCGCGGTCTGAACGCCACGGCACGAGCGGTCGGGACGACCACTGATGCCTATCGGCCGTCGGGATCCTCCGATCCACTGGCTGCGGAGAACCGGTTCCTGCGCCTCCGCGCCGCCTTCACGGCACGTGATGGCAGGTTCGCTCACCCTAACGCATACGGCGATGCGCTGTGGTACGGTGTCTTCGATGCAGCCTACACGCGCCCCGGCGATTATCTTGTGCAGGCTGGCACCACCTGGTTCATCGCCGCTCAACAACGGCTTGCACCGGTGCTGTGCGTGCAGGCCAACCGCATAGTGTCCTTCTGGCGCCCAGCCGCGCCGCCGAATACCGGCGTGAACACCTACGGCGGAGTCATCACCGAGACCAACGAAGCGCTGCTCTCGAACTGGCCGGCCAGCATACTCGGCGCAGCCGGGCGAGGACATCCGAATCCGGATCTCCCAAGTGACAGTTCCATCCCCTATTGGACCGTTCTACTGCCCGCGATACCGGGTGTGGTCCTGCGTCCGTCGGACCTTTTGACCGACGACCTCGGGCGGAATGCGGTCGTCGCCGCGGCCGAATTGACAGATCTTGGCTGGCGCATCACAGCGAAACAGGCAACAACCTGATGGCCGACCAATCAGACGTGGAATCCGCTCTGGTCGAGGCGGTCTCAAGTGCGCTTTATCCGAATGGAACGAGCCAAATCAGCGTTCCCGGTCCCGATTGCCGGATCTATCGGGGATGGCCCAACTCAGCTGCATTGGACACCGACCTTCGAGCCGCAAAGATCAACGTGACAGTTTTCCCTGGCGGCGGCGCGAGCCGGACAACCACCCGATACGCCGAGCATTGGATGGGCGCTGCCGCACATCCGAACCTGACCGCCAAGGTCGATGGTAGCTCGGTGACCTTTGGCGGAAGGGCCGACGTCGGCCAGATCGCCGGCGTGCTCATCGATGGCACGAGCTATGCGTATCGCACGCAAGCGGGTGACACGCCACAATCGGTAGCTGCCAACATTGCAACCATGGCCCGCGGCAAATCGATCGTTCGCCTCACATACAGCACCTTGTCGATCCCAGGAGCCGGCGACCTCGTAGCACGGGTAGTCGCTGATGCTCCTGTACAACAAGAGGTTCGTCGGCAGGAACAGGGGTTTCGAATCACCTGCTGGTGCTCTACTCCCGCGACACGAGACACGGCGGCCACCGCAATCGATCAGGCCTTAAGCAGCCAGCACTTCCTGACATTGGCGGATGGGACAACGGGCAGGCTCACCTATGTCGGCACGACCGTTTTCGATCAATCGCAGAACGCCAGGCTGTATCGGCGTGATCTTAGCTACAACGTAGAATACGCCACGGTTGTTTCAAACACACTGCCTGCGATGCTGTTCGGCAATCTGGTCCTGAACTCGGTATCAATCACTGCCTGAACACTGGAGATCCCATGGATATGCATCTCGTCGTGGTTAGGTCATTTGGCGACTTCGCCCGTGGTGACATCGTCACCGATGCCGTTCGCATCACGGAAATACTGAACAGCGAACATGCATACTCGGTCGTGCGCGTGGTCTCGCCAACGGCCAAGGGAGCCTGAACCAAATGCCTATTGTTCAACAGGGCAGCATCAATACCACGGCACTCGTGGTGCCGGACCTCTATGTCCAGATTGTCCCACCGCAGAACCTTGTGTTGAACGGGGTGCCGACGAACGTGGTGGGCGTCATCGGCACGGCCTCGTGGGGGCCGGTCGGGCATCCGGTAATTGTCGCCACAATGGCGGACTATGCCCAGAGTTTCGGCCCGGTCATGGCACGCAAGTATGATATGGGGACGCAGGTCGCCGCGGCGGTTCAACAGGGGGCTCAGAACTTCCGCTGTATCAGGGTCACCGACAGTACGGATTCCGCCGCGCAGGCCGTGTTACCTGGAACGACCGTCACCTTCACCGCACTTCACACTGGCTCGCTTGGGAATCGGGTCGTGCTGACGCTCTCACAGGGATCCAAGGCCACCACCTGGCGATTGACCATTTCGCTCCCCGGACTTCAGCCAGAGGTTTACGACAATATTGCCGGGACTGGCGCCCTATTCTGGTCAGCTTTGACCGCGGCAGTGAATCTCGGACAGGGCCCTCAACGCGGGCCTTCCCAATTCATCGTCGCCAACGCCGGCGGCGCCACTATCGCGCCGAGCGCCTTTTCCGTTGCACTCGGCTCTACCTCGGCCGGCTCCGACGGTGCTGCCAGTGTTACGGTAACAAGCCTCGTCGGTGCCGATATTCCACCGCGGTCTGGCATGTACGCGCTGCGTGGCCAAGGCTGCGGCATTGCAATGTTGTCGGACGCCGATGATCCCTACTATTGGACAACCCAGGCTGAGTTCGGACTCGAGGAAGGCATCTACATGATCCTCACGGGTCCGGCCGGTGACAGCATCCAGAACGCCGTTACCGTCAAGCAGCAGGCGGGGCTGGACTGCTACGCGGCGAAACTGATGTTCGGTGATTGGCTATGGTGGTCCGATCAGGTCAATGGTGCCATCCGTCTTGTATCGCCGCAGGGGTTTACTGCCGGACGCCTGGCGAACCTCTCACCCGAGCAGTCCAGCTTGAACAAGCAGCTCTACAGTGTGATTGGCAGCCAGAAGTCTGGCACACCGGGTTCGGGTCAGAGTGCTTCATATTCGTCCGCGGATCTCGCGGTGCTGTTGAGCGCGGGCATCGACGTGATCAGCAATCCGCAACCTGGCGGCAATTTCTGGGGCGTTCGTGGTGGCCACAACTCGTCATCCAATGCCGCCGTCAGCGGAGATAATTACACGCGCCTGACGAATTACATCGCCGCGACTCTGTCAGCTGGCATGGGCGAATATGTCGGTCAGGTGATTACCGCGGACCTGTTCCGCAGGATACGCGCCACGCAGCTGGCGTTTCTGCAGAACATGCTCGGGCAGGGTTTGCTTGGCAGCACCGACGGCAGCCTACCGTTCAGCGTGATCTGTGACACCTCCAACAATCCCGCCAGCCGGACCGATCTTGGCTATGTACAATCAGATGCACAGGTGCAATACCAGGCGATCAACGAGAAGTTCATCGTCAACATGGAAGGCGGCCAGACCGTGCAGGTGTCCCGTCAGACTCTGCCCGGCGGCCAGGCGGCGTAAGGAGCTAACCAGATGTCTCTGACTATGTTCTCTGTCGGCCGCGACACGCAGTTGGTCCTGATCGGCCCAACAGGACGTATCGACCTGACACACGTCACGTCGTTCGACAGCCGTCAGATAACCCAATCGGTGAGGGTGGACCGGCTGGATGGCACGCACATGGGCACCGAGTTGCCGAAAGGTTGGGAAGGGAGCTTCGAGCTTGAGCGCGGCAGCTCGACCATCGATGACTTCATCGCCACTGCTGAGCAGCAGTATTTCAATGGCAGCAACCCGGCGCCCAGCACCATGTATCAGTATGTAGCCGAGACGAACGGGTCCACATCGACCTACCAATATGACAACGTGACATTCAAATTTAGCAATGCCGGGATCTGGAAGGGCGACAGCAGTGTCAGGCAAAAGCTGGAGTTCTTCGCCGTCCGTAGGCGCCGCATCTAGTGACCCCGTCTGCATCCATGGTGGCAGCAGCCACCGCGACCGAGAATGTCATCGACGGCAACGGGCGGCGCCTCACCATCAGGCGTCTTACTGCTCTCGATCGACTTCGGCTGTTCAAGGCGGCCGGCGCGCTATTGGCACAAAATCAGCCGTGGCTGGGAATGGCACTGATCGCTTGTTCGGTGGCCGCCATCGACGATGTCCCAGTGCCCTCGCCATCCAATGAACTCCAGATAGAAGCCATGATTGGCCGCCTAGGCGATGCCGGGGTTGCGGCGGTCGCGCAGGTGCTCGAGCAAACTCCAGAAACGAGTACAGCCGAGATGGTAGAAACGGCGGGAAACTGAGCCGGCACCCCGACCTGATCGACTGCCTCTATCTGGTCCGGAACGGGGTGCCCTTCGACGTCGCCTTCAGCCTGCCGGCCGATGAGCGGATGGCATTTGTTGTCGCTCTCGGCTCATTGGATGGCAGAACATTCGATTGGCGCACATTGCGCTGGATGGTCGAGAGTGACCGATAACGACCCACCGGCTATCGGCGCCAGACTTGCCTATGGCTATGGCGTGTGCAGTGCAATCACCATGGTCGAACGGGAGCTAACGGTACTGGGCCGCACTGTCACCGCCAGCGGAGCAATGCTGGAGACAATGACGCATCTCGGCGAGCGGCTGAGCCCATTCGACATCAACGCCGCACCGATCAGTGCCCCCTCCGACGCTGGCCACCCACACGATGGGCGCGGGGAGCAGTGGGGCTTCACGCCCGAACGACCTCAAACTTCAGCGACAGATTGGCCGAGTGCTCACGAAGTTCCCAAACCGCAAGTGCGGTCGGATCAAGCCCAGCCTCCACGCACATGGACGATACCGCGACCCGATCGAAGCCTGATTAGACCTCGGCACGTGGCGGGTCAAAACGCCACCACGACACCACGCAAGGCACCGCAGTTGACGACATCCACAGCATCTCTTGTTCCCAGCCCAGTGGCTGTGCCCGCAACGCCAGCGTCAGTCAATCCACTGGCGAGCGTCGCGCCGCCCAACCTTGCGCCGTCGCCATCGCTTGTCCCTGGTAACGATGCGTCGACCCAATCATTGGCGCTACAAGTCAGTGCAGAACCGGTTGCGGCAGCACCAGAGACTACCAGCGATGAAATCGAAACCCCTCAGGAGAGCATGCGGTTCCGCCAGATTGTCATTGGCGCTGTGGCCCCCGGCCGTACGTCACAATCGACACAGCGGATGTTCGCAACGCAAACCGTCGTGCGCGCGGCCGGGGTCCTTCCCAACACGACGGAGCCGCTCGACGTCACGCCCCATATGGCCGCACAGCCAGAGGTACCACTGTCGCGCACGGCTCCCGCGGAGTTACCAGGCGAGTCGGAGCCGAGGCAAGGCACGATCATCCTGGATGGCGCTCAACTCGGCCAATGGGTAATCGATCACCTCGAAAGATACGCCTCGCGCCCAGGCGCTATGACAACGGGCATCGACCCGCGCATGAGTGCAGCTTATCCCGGCGCATCCAGTGGCTCCTGAACACATGGAAGAGATCCGTATACCCTTCGTCCTCTGGTTCAGCGGCGAAGCACCGCCCTCCCTTGCCGCGATGACAGCACCCTTAGCCATCGCAGTGGCGTTCCACAGCGACGGCGAGACAACCTTACAAGGCGGTGCAAACATAGGCCAGCGCGCGGTTGCGCAATTAAGCGATCACGCCGATGACTGATGTGGCGCTGCTGCTTGGTCCAATCGTCTTCCAGGACTACGAGGTTCCATCAGGAATAAATTTTGGCGGCAGGCAACGCCTCGCCTTGCATCGCCTGCCAAGCGGTTCCCGGGTGATCGACGCACTGGGGCGCGACGATGCGCAGATCAGCTTCTCAGGAATCTTTGCCGGCTCGGACGCAATACTTCGTGCTCGCAGCTTGGATGAATTGCGCGTTGCCGGTATCCCATTGCCGCTGACGTGGGATGTCCTGTTCTACACAGTGTTAATCAGCGACTTTTGCGCTGACTATCGCAGCAGCTGGTGGATTCCCTATCGCATCGTCTGCACCGTGATCCGGGACGAGGCATCAGCACTCTTGCTGGCGGCTGCTTCGCTCGCGACCGCTGCGTTGGCAGATGTCGGCATCGCCGCTAGTGACGCTTCGGATGCCGGCGTGGACCTGTCGCCGCTACAGACGGCGCTTACGGCGCCAGGCGCCACTACCCGAGGCACTGCAGCCTTTACAGGGGCCCAAGCCTGTCTCGTCGACGCCCGGTCTTCAATAGGAGCTGCTGTCGAAGCGTCTGAGGCCACCCTCACCGGAGCAGGTGTCGCCGACGTCGGATCCGCACAAGGGGGAGTGGCGGGGCTGATGGCCGCAGCCGATGCGGCTGGTCAACTCAGTTCACTCGCCTCCGCCGGCGCCTACCTCGGCAGGACGTCATCCAATTTGGCGAATGCAAGCACCTGACCATGAAGAGTATCCCCGTGGCCGGCGACAACCTATTCAGAGTCGCTGCCATTCAACTTGGCGATGCGACTCAGTGGATACGTATTGCTGAGCTCAACGGCCTCTCGGATCCGATGCTTGCCGGCGTCAATACATTGCTTATCCCGGACGTCGATCCCAGTGCGGGAGGTGGTATTGCCGCTCAATGAGTCGCGAAGCGCTTGGCGTACTCCGCGCCTGCAAATTGTCGCCAACGGCCAGATAGTCGTGGGCGCAATGGAGGCTGAAGTCGTCTCCAATAACTACTACGCGGCCGATCGGTTCCGTGCCTCCGTTGCGCTGGGCGTCGATGAGTGGGCCGCAGCATCCTTTTGGGCCAGTGAGCCAGATATCCTGCTGGAGGTTCAGTTCAGTGTTGATGGCGGCGCATCGTTTGTCAGCTTGGTGCAGGGTGCCGTCGACAGCGTGAGCATCGAACCCGCGCTTGGGCTGGTTCATCTAGATGGCCGCGACCTTACGGCCGCGCTGATCGAGACCCGCACACGGGAGACATTCGCAAATCGCACGTCAAGCGAGATCGCTTCTATCCTGGCGGAGCGCCATAGTCTGACGCCACAGGTGTCACCGACAACGACGCCGGTGGGCCGCTACTACCAGAGTGAGCACGATCGAATCACACTCGACCAGTTCAGCCACGCCACCACCGAATGGGACCTCCTCGTCTTCCTGGCTCGGCAGGAAGGGTTTGATGTCTTCGTCCGAGGGCAAACGCTCTGCTTTCAACCCGCAACACAGACGGGCGATCTCGCAATGTCTCTGCGACCGGAGGACGTGATCGACCTCAAGCTGGAGCGTTCGCTTACACTGGCACGCGATATCGAAGTGGTTGTCAAAAGTTGGAACTCCAGGCAAAACAGTGCGTTCATTCAGCGGGCGCGTGCCGCCGGACGCGGCGGTACCAAGCGCTCCAATGGGCCGCCTCAACGCTATGTCTTCGTGCAACCGAACCTGACGCCAGATGGTGCATTGAAATTCGCCCAGCGGAAGCTGGCAGAGCTGACACGCCATGAACGCACGATCAGGATCAGCATGCCAGGTGAGCTTTCGCTCAGTCCGCGGAGCATCGTCGTGCTGGAAGGCACCGGTACGGAATTCGACCAGACCTACTACGTCGATGTCATCGAACGTCGGCTGAACCAAGACGGCGGATTGACGCAACGTGTTCTCGGAAAGAACACCTCACCACGCACCGAGACGACATTCGGCGGCGACAACGCAGGCATCCCCGGCAACCCCGCGTAGCACATGGAGCGCCTTCTCAACATCATCAAGCAGCACGCCGGGGCGCTGGATCAAGGTGGCAGTCAGCCGCGCTTTGCCACGGTCACATCGGTCAATGCGACCGCGGCG